TTCCTTCCATAAACGATTTTTCCCGGGCCTTTTTTAACGTACCTTTTTTTATTCCTTTCAGCGCAATTAACTGCTCTTCGGATACTGAGGTGTACTGGCAATAGCGGACACTACCATTTGTCTTTTTTTAAGCAGCCATCTGATGATATTTTTCCCTGAAGGCTGCCGGGGAGATATTCCCCCAGACCGAGAGTGACGACGCTGACGATTGTAGAAAATCTCAATGTATTCCCGTATTACTGAGATGGCTTCATCCCGGTTATTAAAACGATAGTGGCTCAGGCTCACATTTTTCAGCGTTCCCCAGAAGCTTTCCATCGGAGCGTTGTCGTAACAGTTACCTTTACGCGACATTGATGTTTTCAGACCAAACTGCTCCTGTATGACCCGGTAATCGTATGCGCAGTACTGTGAACCTCGATCAGAGTGGTGGATTAGCCCGGCAGGTGGGCGCTGGCTCCTGAGCGCCATAAACAGAGCTTTACCTGTCAGCTCTTTTGTCATGCGCTCTCCCATGGCGTAGCCGACAATTTCGCACGTATAAACATCTTTGATGCCAGCGAGGTACAACCATCCCTCCTGTGTGGCAACATACGTCAGGTCCGCCACCCAGACCTGATTTGGTGCTGTAGGAGCGAACGTCTGGTTCAGCAGATTTGGCGCAACTGGCAGATTGTGGTTCGAGTTCGTAGTCGCTCTGAACTTGCGTTTCTGCTTACAGCGTAGCCTTAGCTCCTTACGAAGACGTGCCAGTCGGTCACGACCAACGATGATGCCATTCTCTGCCAGCTCCGTCTGGAGCCGCCGGGTTCCATATGTTTCGCGAGTGCGGATATGTGCCACCTTAATCTCCAGTTTTAGCCGCTCATCACTTTGTTTTCTGTCTGAGGGTTCATGCTGTACCCAGTTGTAATAACCGCTCCTGGATACACCAAATACCTGACACATCGCTTCAATGGGAAATTGTTGTCGCCATTGTTCGATTAACGCGTATTTTTCAGCGACTCCTGTGCAAAATACGCTGTTGCTTTTTTAATATATCTCGCTCAAGGCGAGCTTCATTTAACGCCTTACGCAGTTGCAGAATTTCAGATTCCAGTTCAGCCACCGTGCGGGAACCAGGAGTACCGAGCCCTTTTCTGGCGGCGGTAACCCATTGTCCTAAAGTGCCTTCAGGAAGAGATAATCGGGAAGCGCCTTCACTGATCGAAAGTTGATTTTCAAGAACCGTTCTGACAGCTTCGGCTTTGAACTCTTTAGAGTAACGTTGGGTTTTTCTGCTCATTATTAGCTCCTTCTGATGCCATTCTATTTCAGGAAGGAGTGTCCGTTAAACTCAGGCTACCTCATACCCATTTGCCGGGAGAGACAATCATGATTACTTCGCTCATCGCTTCTTTATCTCTTACATCAGACGAGCGCCGGTTGCAGAATACCAGTCACAACCGGCGACAGTTGAACATTAAGAATCAGCCTGACTCGGGATCAGTTTTTGCCAGATAACTGAAACGTATTTTGCCTGGTAACGGGCGTCATCAAGTGCATTATGGCGCTCACCTTCGAATGGAATAGCCGTTCTGGCATCGAAGTCTATGGCTTTCCCCAGCTCAACGATTGTGCGCACATCGCGATCGTTGTAGTAACGCCACGGGCAGGGGATCCCCTGCCGTTCGTATGAACGGCGCAAAATCGTGTTGTCGAAGTTGGCTCCATTTCCCCAGACCTGAACAAAAAATTCACCGGAGTTTTCGTCGATAAATTCCCGCAATTGTAACAGTGCATCATCTAACGGGATTTCATCGGTCATAATGGCAGATTGCGCTTCGCGTGATTGCTTAAGCCACCATTTAATGGTGTCCCGATCAATGACTCCGCCAGCAGTTTCCAGATCGATAGTCTTACTAAATTCCGGTCCCATATCTCCGGTTTGCGGATCGAAAAATATTGCACCTATTGAGATAATCGGGGCATCAGGATTTTTTCCCATGGTTTCAAGGTCGATCATTAGATGGTCACACGTCCTGCTGGTGGATGTGATAACGTGATGACCGTTCACCGTAATTAAGGGATCTGCCGTCTCGCCAGTTTCACTATCGCTGGCGTGGTCCTGAGCGCTGCCAGCATTCTCCTTGTGTGGATGTTCAGCGCCTTCCATTTTCTCCGAATCGTCTTCCTGAACTTCAACCAGGTTCTTGTCATCGAAGGTTTCCTGGTATGTTGCGTCGCCCATCACCGCGCCACAATCAGGGCAGTTGCCGCCGCCGGTCTGACCGCAGGCGGTGCAGACTTTTTCCACTTCCTGTTGCGCCACTGGTTCAGGCTGTTTCGTTTCTGGCTCGTTTTGTAACGCATTTGGGCTGTTTTGTTCCGCTTTCTGGTCGTTCTGTTCCGTTTCTTGCTGGTTCTGGTACACAGAATCGCGGGTCTGGATCCCCTTAATCCATTTCGGATCATTCGGGTCGCTAATCCCTTCAACAAATTCTCCGCGAGAGGCAGCCAGTAATTTGTCTGCATCGACAGGATTTTGGGGCGGAATGTTTTTCCGGGCTTCATGGAGTTCTGCCCGCAGTTTCTGATATTTCGCATCAACAGAATTTACCTGTGACTGAGCATCCAGCGGCTGCGTGTCCTGATGATGTTCAGTTGCATCCGGTTCCACTGTTTCAGCCGTTGCCTGTTCATCTGCCATTGCGCAAGATGGTTGCGGTTTTTCTTCATCATTTTCTTCTTCTTCTGTTTCCTGCTTAGCAGACAGTTCGCGGTTAACTTCTTCCAGGATATCTTTTTCCGGTGTATGTCGTGCAGCAGTGAGAGTTTCCTTGCTGGGGTTCTCGTGATCAGTCTCCGTTAAGTAGGCGTTGATATACCCCTGAAGGCGTCCCGGGTAGTGATAAAACTCAGGGTGAGCGCTCCGGATAAGTGCAAAAATAGCGGCGCGGGAATAGTCCAGAATACCCGGGGTTGCGCGAAGTGCTGCGGACCATTCTTTGAACGGACTTTCTCTTTTCAGGACGATTTCTTTTGCGCGACGATAAACGCTGCCCGGAATTTCATAAATATTAAAATCCATCGGAAGTGTGGCTGCTGCAATCTCCACATCCAGCGTATCGAAGGTGTGTACTAAATTCGGATTGCGATCGGTTTTGTTCCCGCCACCGGCATTTGCACCGGAAGCCGTACGGGTGATACGCGAAACACGATTTCCTTTCATCCACTCTTTTGTCAGCAGACCCCGATCAGTGTAGTCAGCGTCCAGGTATGCCTCGAAAAAAGCAGTTATCAGTCCCAGGTCTGAATTACCGGGATTAGGGAAAACTTTGTCAGTGTCGCGTACCAGTTTGTGAAGGTCGCGAATCTCCAGCGGGTCGAGCAGCTTTGTTTTGTGAGAAATGGCCAGGGCAGTAACAGCCGGCAGTTCTTCCGCCCGTGCTATATGTAATGCCTGAAGTTCTTCCCGTGCAACGTGCGTTACTGGTTTTTCGCTGCCGTGTTGCGCAAGCCAGCGAATGGGCAGCTCCTGACCAGAAACCGGCAGGAGCATATTCTCCTCAATCTCCGTCATGTCTTCGCCGTTGACGTTGGTATTGTCAGTACTGGCTGGTTTCTCCTGCACGGAGGGAGAGGGCGCGATAAATACCATTGTAATGCCATCTTCCCCGCCTTTTTCGTATCGGTTGCAGAATTCGGTATCAAACACGCCTTCAGGTGGAAGGTCATTCACAACGGGTAAATGGACGCGAACGGGTTTTTTAAAGTCGTCTTCATCATAATCGTTGTCATCCATTGCGGTAATGCAGCGGGAGATGGCAACAGATAATTTTTTTGCTGTAGTCCAGTAAAAACCACCTTTAATTCCCAGACGTTTTCTGACTTTGTCATTTTTTGCTTCGCAATATAGCGCAAATTCTTCTTTATCAGTGCTCATTGATAAACCTCATTACAGATTTAAGGGTGAACAAATCCCTGCCATTGCTGGCATTTTTAATCCGTTGGTATGGTGTTAATATGGCTGGAGGGTTATCCAGCCGGTGTTTCGTTATTCAGGTACAGCGATACTTTTTTTACCGGGAGGCATTCACCAGAAATTTTTTGCTCGTCTCTTGCCTGGAGGCAGGATTCTTTACTGGCATAAATTCCGGTAATCACATTCTGTGATTCACCCGTTATAAGAAAAACCGTCATCATCAGTGCAAATGCTGAAGTCATTGACGTTCTCCGAAAATACCAAGTTCAAGAAGAGCAATTCGGGAAAGTATGGAATTATCATTGAGCAGATAAGGCTCATATTTCCTCATGTTAATGGCATCTTCAGTAAACTCCCGGTTACTGAGCAGAACACCAATATCAAAACAACCTTCAGACGTATTAACGTTTGGTAATAACGTTTCCATTATCGCGTCCTCAACAATGAATTTTGTGATGCAGTGCCTGGTGCCTCCAGGTGACGTTAACCAGTTAACAATTAACGCCGGATACAGAGAATCCACCCATAACACTGTTTTTGGTTTTAACTGTTCCGCGTGCGCTTAGCCGCATTCACCGCATCACAAAATTCACTTTAAAAAGGGCGGCAGAGCAGCCACGGAGTAAAACTGATACCGCCAAACGTCACCAGAAAATTGATAACAGAGGGCGTTGCAGCGGGGTTGTCACTTAAGCGTATGGTCAACCTGACAACCCGGTGTCCTCAATGGGGAAGGAATAACCCCGCCATACTTACCGCCGCGCCATTTCGCGGAGTGCCACAACCGGAAGCGCACGTTCGAAGAAATCTAACGACAAGCCTTCTAAGGGAAAGAGCTTCGCCGTACGCTTTCGCGTTATGCACTGACTTTTCAGGGAAATATCCTTTCAGTAAACTGTCAGTACCGGATTCTTATCCGTGTCCGGCGCACGACCACACGTGACAGCGTGTTGGTCTCCATTTTTAACCCAGAACCTCAATGGAGGATAAAATGCCAAACAAAAAAAGAAATCCGCTTATTGAAAAACAGATTGAATGCCTGGTAAATCAACTCAGGCAATCAGGGTTATTAAAAACTCATTCAGAGTTGAGGCTCACAGAATCAGCATTCGACGATAAATTAAATAATGTCCTTTATAATGGCATTATTGATTTTAATCGTTCTGTTGGTCGCCGCGGCCCTGCTGGTGTTTCCTTATAATTACCAGTCAATCCAGAGTGGACCGTGTTCAGCGTAAATATAACTGTACACATCCAGATTATATTTGTGGTCTGTTAAGAACAGGCCGCAAATACATGCCGAAGCTTCCAGTGCAGCGGCTCTGTTACTGAATAACCATGTAGCAACATTCCAGCGTTTTTCTGCATCCCAGTCTTTCTCAAGGCCTGATACCATGAAGAAACCGTTAGTGTTGCCATCAAATAATTCTGTTTCCAAATTTTTAAGCAATGCCTGATGGACTCTTGCCAGGTATTCCGCCGGAATTTCGCCACGAATTCTGATGAGATTGTCATAAACAAACATGTTCCCCGCATATGGCGATTTTTCTTTCTTGTTTTTTAAACCAGCATCATGAGCAAACTGATCAATTTCTTCTTCCGTTGGTTTCGTATTGATGTTTTGCGCTGTCGTTTCTGCAATTTTATTTGCCACACTCTCTGAGTCGTGTTTATTTATAGACGCACAGAAATACAATCCGGTAAACGCATCGCGCACATTACGAGCCATATTATCAGTGTCTTTTTTCGTTACCGATTCCAATTCAAGTTCGTTCAGACGATGACGAAGTGTGTGTGCTGCAATCTCCTGGATTGAAGGAGGTAAATCTTTAAATTCCATCGTCAACCTCATCAGTCAGTGTTTCTGGCTAACCAGCGACGCGCGCCAGCTTCAGTTTTAAACGTTTTGCTTTTGGTATACGTCATCGCGGTGAACGTACCGTCCTGGTTGGGGAACACGCCACATACCAGAGATTCGTTGTTGCCAAGATTGAGCGTATCCATGTTGACCTCATTTCCCCTTAACGCCGGGGTAGCGGAACAAAAACCTGCTGCATAGTTATTAAAGTTGAACCCTGCCGTCATGTTCTTACGCCTCGGGCTGGCTACTTAACCCCTGACCACTGCCTGGTAACTCGAAGTATTGCCCTGCATTCTGTGGGGCGGGGTGAGGGAATGAATGAAGTTTAGAAAAACGAACATTTAAGGTCAATGTTTTTTTATCAAAACATTTTAAGCAGGCAGCTGTTACGCCATCACTACGATGGCATACAGTTAATCAAATAGATGAGGTTGGTTAAATATCTTGTTGAATTTTAAAGCATACTCCCAATATGCAAGATAGATCATCCAGCATAATTGAAGGGTAGCGAGGATTCGTGGGGACTAAAAGAATATCCGGCCCTTCTATCTCCAGTTTGCGAATGACAGGCGTTGTGGTCCCTTTGGGTAAGGCAAGGACAATATTTCCTGGTTGTACGATTCGATCGGGATCAACAAAAACTGTTGAACCATTTGGGATGGAAACTCCACCACCAGATGTCGACATACTGTCACTCTCTAGAACAACAGCAAAGGTATTGGCCGGGATTTCTCCGACAAGCTGCACACAAGAGGTTATTGAGGAATTTTTCATATAATCACTCCAGCTTGCTGCCTGCTGAAGTGATAGTAGCGGAACCGTTTTTATCGGCGGTAAAGATAGATCAAGCGAATCACCTGTATTTAACTCTCCTCCATTAAGAAGCCAATTTTCGTTTACTTTCAATATCTTTGCCAGTGAACTTATGTAACGCGAGGACGGCGCTCCTCCACCGTTCATCCATTGACTTACGGAGCCTTTTGATGCGCCAGTGGCATTGACAAGGTCTTTGCCTTTCAAGTTTAGCGCATGCATACGTTGGGTTATGCGTTCAGATATTGTTTGCTTGTTCATGTTTTGATTTTAAAACACAGATGGTTTTGTTTCTTGACTTTCTTTGGTTTTGATTATTAAACTTTTGGCGTTCAGTTTTATGGAGCGACTCATGAAAAAATCAGAAGTATTAGGCTATTTTGGCGGAGTTGTTAAAACAGCCGCCGCTCTAGGAACGTCAAAAACCACAGTCAGCATGTGGGGGGAAGACGTTCCGTGGAAATGGGCGTTGCTAATTCAGGCAGTCACTGCCGGGGCGCTCAAATATGAGTTACACATACCGACGGTTGTCATTCCCGATTCTGATCATAATCCGCCTTCTAACCAAGGGGGGATTCATGAAAATCAAGCATGAACACATCCGCATGGCGATGAATGCCTGGGCGCGTCCTGATGGCGAAAAAGTTCCGGCAGCTGGAATAACCCAGGCTTATTTTGAGTTGGGTATGACGTTTCCTGAACTGTACGACGACAGCCATCCGGAAGCCCTGGCTCGCAATACCCAGAAAATTTTCCGCTGGATAGAGAAAGACACCCCTGATGCAGTTGAAAAAATGCAGGCTCTGTTACCGGCGATCGAAAAGGCAATGCCGCCTCTGCTGGTGGCCCGTATGCGCAGTCACAGCTCTGAATATTACCGTGAGATCGTCGAACGGAGGGATCGGCTGGTGAAAGATGTGGATGATTTTGTCGCAGCGGCGATCGCCTGGGGCACCCTGACTAACAGTGGGGGGCAGCCTGGTAATGCTGTTGTCGTGCATTGACCAACAATATTCATGCCGGATTTCTTCCGGATGTTCGAGGGTAAAGTTCGGTATCAGAAGAGGTGAGTATGGCTAATGCCTGGCTCAGATTGTGGCATGACATGCCAAATGACCCCAAGTGGCGAACGATTGCCAGGGTATCAGGACAGCCAATCGCAACAGTGATGGCAGTGTATATCCATCTTCTGGTGAGTGCGTCACGAAATGTCACGACATGTCACGGCGTGTCACTACGTGGTCACATTGATGTCACGACGGAAGATTTAGCAAGTGCGCTTGATGTGACGGAAGACGTAATTGATTCAATTTTGCATGCAATGCAGGGGCGGGTTCTGGATGGTGACCTTATTTCCGGATGGGAAAAACGTCAGGTGCTGAAAGAGGACAATGGTAACGTTTCGCAAACGGCAAAATCCCCGGCAGAGCGCAAGAGAGCGCAGCGGGAGCGGGAAAAGCTGCGGAAACATAATGCTGATTGTCACGATGAGTCACGACGTGTCACGCATCTGTCACGACAAGTCACGACAGATAAAGATACAGATAAAGATACAGATAAAGATACAGATAAAGATACAGATACAGAATTAAACCCCACACATAACGCGCGCGAGAGTATTCCGACCAGTGAGTCGAATGGTGCGCCGTTGCAGACAGCCGAACCTGAATACCTGGACGGCCTGAGCGAACCGATCGGGAAATTTCCGATGACTACTGTCTGGCAGCCGTCGCCGGATTTTCGACAACGGGCAGCAGTGTGGGGTATGGCTCTGCCTGAGCCGGAATTTACACCTGCTGAGCTTGCCGCATTCCGGGATTACTGGATGGCGGAGGGGAAGGTTTTCACGCAGGTTCAGTGGGAGCAGAAATTTGCCCGCCACGTGCAGCACGTCAGGGCACAGGTAAAACCAGTCAGCAAGGGGGGAAGCCATGCAGCATCAGGTGGCACGGCATCACGGGCAGTTCAGGAAATCCGGGCTGCACGCGAACAGTGGGAACGTGACAACGGATTTATCAGCAACGGAAACGGCCTGGAAGCTGTGGGAGCTCATGGGGGAGGTGTATTCGAACCGCTGGACTCAGAAGAACGGGGCCGCACCTTCGAAGCTCTGGATTGCCCAGATTGGTGCGATGACTGAACAGCAAATCCGTCTGGTGTGCCGTCAGTGCATGGACCGCTGCCGGGCGGGTGAAACGTGGCCCCCGGACCTGGCTGAGTTTGTTGCGCTGATTTCGGAGAGTGGGGCAAATCCATTTGGTCTTACGGTGGATGCCGTGATGGAAGAGTACCGGCGCTGGCGCAATGAATCCTGGCGATACGACGGGAGTGATAAATACCCGTGGCCACAGCCTGTGCTGTACCACATCTGCCTCGAAATGCGTACCAGAGGGATTGAGCGCCAGATGACGCAAGGTGAGTTAAAACGACTTGCGGAACGGCAACTGACGAAATGGGCAAAGCATGTTGGTAACGGGATGAGTGTTCCGCCAGTGCGACGACAACTGGAAGGGGCGAAACACCCGCAAGGGCCAACGCCAATTGAACGGCTGAAACAGGAATACGAACGCCGGAAGGCAGCTGGTTTTATTTGAATCTGAGAAACGATTTTGTCGGAGGAAATATTAATGGAAACCGTATTTGACGCACTGAAAGCACTGAAAAAAGCCTCTTCACAGGTAGTGGCATCGCGCCTTGGAATCAGCCGCGAAGATGCTGTCAACGAACTGTGGAAACTGAAGCGCCGTGGTGAAGCGGATAACAAGGGGTCGATGTGGTGGCTGACTCAGACTGGTGAAAGTGAACCAGTGTCACCGGTACCGAAAGTGACAGCGCAAATGCTGACTGAGGCGATTGAACATCATGGCCCACAAACGGCGGATGAGCTGGCACTGATGTTCGGGATTACCTCCCGCCGGGCGAATTCATCACTGGCCATGGCAATCAGCAAAGGGCGTCTGATTCGCGTGAATCAGGGCGGTAAATTTCGGTACTGCATACCGGGCGCTGATTTACCGGCAGAGCCGAAAGCCGCATCCATAACGGAAACGGATGGTAAAGCCTTTCCTCAGCCAGCAGGTGTTGCGTTACCAGTCGGGGAAGCGGAAACACAGGAAGAAATAAAAACGGAAAGTGTGGCGGTCACAGTGCAGTCACAGCCGTCGTTCACCAGAAAGCATCCGGATGGTCTGATTTTACCATCGCTGCATGTGGCTAACCGCGAGCTGCGCCGGGCAAAAGGTCAGGTTCAGAAGTGGGAGCGAGTCTGCGCCGCGCTGCGGGAGCTGAACAAGTGCCGGGATATTCTCCGGGATATTACCGCCACCAGAGAACAGCAGCGGTGAGTGGGTGGAAGACGTGGTGCCGGGCGGAAATCATGATACTCCGGCAGTGTGCGGGAACGATGAAGGTAAAAAGCGTTGGCGCACTTATCGGACGAACTGAAGCGGCAGTGAGAACGAAGGCACGGGAGCTGGGCATCAGCATGATGTTACGTGGTGATTTTCACCCGTCGGCAAAATATTCTCAGCGTGATATTGAGCTGGCGCGGCAACTGCATCAGAGAGGCATGCAAAGAAGGGAAATTGCCAGAAAATTAGGCATGCCGCTGCGCATAGTGAATAACTACGTTTATTTCGACAGGAGGGTGTCTGCGTGAAAATCCTGTATCAGGATTACGGCCCGGTGGGGCAGGTGGTTATCAGCAGTACTGTAATGGAGTTTCGGAAGCATAACCGTGTGGTGGATGCTGTGCTGTTAACCTGTCCGGGGATATCGGCGAGTCGTGCAGGTGTGTTTATTATGAAGACGAAATTATATGGCAGTAAGGCGTGGATAAAGAAGGCGTATCGTGTAGCGTTGCAGGAGGTTAACAGTGAGTGAAATTAAAGAAATGCCGGTAGTTCGTGACGGATATGGCTACTGGACACATCCTGAATATGAAAAATTCTGTGATGGTCGGGAATATATTTCAACGGAAGAGTTTAACGCCTGGATGGAGGAAAATAATCTTCAATACGTCCTCTGCTTCAGAGATGAAGGATGTGCTGACCTTGATGCGTGTGATGCTGATATTTCTGCATGGGAACCGGAACGACCAGAGGGCGATGGCTGGTTTATTGGTTCCATTCATGATACGGAAGATGGCCCGGTTTGTGTCTGGTTGCGAAATAAGGCTGAAGCATAAAGGCGATAAACCAACTAACAACTAAATACTGAAGATTTAAATCAGAAACGATTTTTATTAAATCCTTAACCGGAGGGATTCCTGCACCCTCAGAACATCAGGAGGCCGCCCGAAAGGGCGGTAAGAAATGAAACATTATTTAGAAAAAAATTACCCACGAAAGAGCAGAACAACAGAGTTTCTGTTTTTCATTCTGTTTATAGTGTTGATGATACCGATATCCCCGCTATTACTGGTCTGGATAATTGGAAGGACATTTGAACCAGTTATTGAGCTATATACCGATGTGACATGGGAATCATTCAGCGCACTGCACAATAAAATTAATCCGTATAAGGAAAACTGATATGAGCACTATTACCAGAGAACGCGCGGAGATTAAATCATACATCACAGGCTTCCTGAGCGACTCGGCGCACGATAACAAGTCTTCAGACAGCCTGCTGGCTAATGTGTTTCGTATCGCGCTGGCATCACTGGAAGCAGAGCCGATAGCAATGGTAGTGCCTGATGAAATGGATTTGCTTACCTGCCATCTCGACGGTGTAACTAAAACATATGCTGATGGCTGGAACGCCTGCCGCGTCGCCATGCTTCAGGCCGGAAACTTTCGGGAAAATAAGAATTCGTCAACCAACAATTTTCGGGAAATCTCGGAAACGTCAACCAGATCTCCGATAACTCTGGATGGCTGGATAAGCTGTACTGAGCGAATGCCTGAAAAGAGCCAGAACGTGCTTATTTCGATGAATATCGATAGCGAGGCTGGGCCATTAATATATTCCGCACGCTATCTCGGAGGCACGTTCCGGCGCGGAGGTATAGCAGTTAGTCCGGGTAATGATCTTAGGCAAGCAACCCACTGGATGTCGCGACCAGAACCGCCGCAGGAGGTGAATCAATGACCTGGCCTGAAGCATTCACAACGGTAGGAATTGCGATGGCGGTGGCGCTGGTGGTGTATTCGATTTGCCGCTGGGGATAAAAACGGTTTGCGGGAAAAGGATAGTTAAGTAGAATTGCTGCGGGTGCTTGAGGCTATCTGCCTCGGGCATGAACACCAACGGCAGATAGAGAAAAGCCCCAGTTAACATTACGCGTCCTGCAAGACGCTTAACATTAATCTGAGGCTCAATCCATGCTGAACACATGTAGGTTAGCCTCTTACGTGCCGAAAGGCAAGGAGAAGCAGGCTATGAAGCAGCAAAAGGCGATGTTAATCGCCCTGATCGTCATCTGTTTAACCGTCATAGTGACGGCACTGGTAACGAGGAAAGACCTCTGCGAGGTGCGAATCCGAACCGGTCAGACGGAGGTCGCTGTCTTCGTAGACTACGAATCTGAGAAGTAAGAGACCAGGCGGGGGAGTAATCTCCCGCCACCTCTGATGTGTCAGGCATCCTCAACGCACCCGCGCTTTACCATACTGAAAATGCTGTTTGAATGTTCATCTCTGAAAGAGGACTATGAATGAAAAAGGTATTGATTGCAGCACTTATTTCCGGTGTGTCTTTTGGCGCTTTTGCACAGCAGGGTGGTTTCCAGGGGCCAGAAGCAGAGCGTTCAACAGTAGCGCAGGCAAAAGAACTGAAGGATGATGCATGGGTTATCCTTGAAGGGAGCATCGTTAAAAAAGTGGGTGATGAACGTTATGAGTTTCGTGACAATAGCGGGACAATTGTCACGGATATTGATGACAGCGTATGGGCCGGGCAGAATGTTTCTCCGAAAGACAAAGTAAGAATTGAGGGTGAAATTGATAAAGACCTGAGCAGTGTTGAAGTTGATGTAAAGGCACTGAAATTATTAAAGTAACCGCCCCTGCTTGTTAAGCCCGTCTTACTGACGGGTTTTCTGTTTGTACATTCCGGCGTATTGCCTTACAATTCGCGCAGTCAGCCTGAACAACTGACACCTGCTGTCACCGGAGAATCCGATGACACAACACATAAAATCCCACAATTCTGAAGCCGACCCGGAAATTAAGCAGGGGAGGCGTTTTCGTGCGCCTCAGTATGGCTGGTTTCACTATCTGTTCTGTACGATCGATGAGGCAGATATGCTTCAAGAGGCGTATCTGCGTCGCGGTGTCCGTGTGGAGCGGAGTCTGAACGCTGATCGTCTGACCTGGACCGTTTCTGTATATCTTCCTGTTCGTGCACATCTGCCACGGACACATGCCTGCTACCGTCAGCGCGTCTGGAGGTAATGTGCGGGTATTACTTCGACCTGTTCTGGTTCCGGAACTCGGGCTGGTGGTCCTTAAGCCCGGTCGTGAATCATTGCCAGTTTTTCATCGCGGCAGGGTGCTGGTGGAGCCGGAACCGAAAAACATGCGGGCGCTGCCATCTGGAGCGGTTCCTGCTGTTCGCCAGCCGCTGGCGGAAGATAAATCACTGCTGCCATTTTTCAGCGATGAGCGGGTGATTCGTGCAGCTGGCGGCGCTGGTGCACTGTCTGACTGGTTATTACGTCACGTGAAATCCTGCCAGTGGCCACACGGCGATTATCATCACAGCGAAACCGTTATTCACAGTTACGGTGCTGGCGCAATGGTGTTGTGCTGGCACTGCGACAACCAGCTGCGCGACCAGACCTCCGAATCACTTGAGCAACTTACTCAACAAAATCTGACAGCCTGGATGATTGACGTCATACGCCATGTAATGAATGGCACGCAGGAGCGGGAATTATCGCTGGCTGAATTATCCTGGTGGGCAGTCTGCAATCAGGTGGTGGACGCATTACCTGAGGCAGTATCGCGTCGCTCTCTGGGATTACCGGCGGAAAAAATCCGCTCCGTATACCGTGAAAGCGACATCATACCGGGAGAACAGACCGCCACCAGCATACTGAAGCAGCGCACAAAAAATATTGCGCTACCGCCTCACACCCACCAGCAACAGAACCCACCACAGGAAAAGACGGTGGTCAGCATTGCCGTTGATCCGGAGTCTCCGGAATCCTTCATGAAACGACCTAAACGTCGCCGCTGGGTAAATGAGAAATACACACGCTGGGTAAAGACACAGCCGTGTGCGTGTTGTGGTAAGCCAGCGGACGATCCTCATCATCTGATTGGTCATGGTCAGGGCGGAATGGGAACAAAATCCCACGATATTTTCACGCTACCGCTGTGTCGGGAGCATCACAACGAGCTTCATGCGGATCCGCTGGCGTTCGAAGAAAAGCATGGTTCCCAGGTTGATTTAATTTTTCGTTTTCTTGATCACGCCTTTGCAACCGGCGTGCTCGGGTAAAAGAGGTTACTGATGCGTATAGAGTTTGTTTTGCCTTACCCGCCGACGGTGAACACCTACTGGCGACGTCGTGGCAGCACATATTTTGTATCAAAAGCCGGTGAGCGTTATCGCCGGGATGTGGCACTTATTGTTCGCCAGCAGCGGCTGAAATTAAACCTGTCCGGAAGGCTGGCGATAAAGATTATTGCAGAGCCACCGGATAAGCGCCGTCGTGACCTGGACAATATCCTGAAAGCACCACTGGATGCGCTGACGCATGCCGGACTTCTCATAGACGACGAGCAGTTTGATGAAATCAATATTGTGCGCGGCCAGCTCGTTTCTGGTGGGCGGCTGGGCGTGAAGATTTACAAAATTGAAAGTGAGTGAGCATAAATATGATATACCCGGAAATTACAGGCAAAAGCGGTGAGCATTTACGCCTGAAAACGCTGGAAAGTGTCTGGATCCAGGGGAAACTGCGTATGTGGGGGCGTTGGTCGTATATTGGCGACGGTAAGACGGGAAATATGTTCAACCAATTACTGACCTCTAAAAAGCTGACAAAAACGGCAATTAACGAGGCGCTCCGGAGGATGAAAAAAGCGGGTCTGGACAAACCTGAACTTGAGGCTTTTTTGCGGGATATGATCAACGGCAATCAAAAAAGCTGGCTGGCACATTGTACCGATTCAGAGGCGTTAATAATCGACAGGGTTATTGGTGAAGTACTGGCAGGTTATCCCGGGCTGCTCAATGTTCTGAGTCAGCGTTATGTGGGGCGGGGGATGACTAAGCGCAAAATGGCTGAATTGCTGAATGATGCACATCCGGAATGGAGTTTAAGAACCTGTGAAAGACGCATTGAGCATTGGCTAAAGGTGGCAGAATTTATTTTGTACAAACCAATGGTTATGGCTTTTGGTATAGAGAAAAAAGTTATTGCTTTTTGACGTAAAAACTGCTTCAATTCCGGTAAGCTTCGCAAAGCTGTACCGCGAGGCGAATAGCAGACATGGACATTTGAAAGAGCCCGCTTTTTGCGGGTTTTTTTATGACTGAAAAACGGCACGGGGCGTTAAACGCGCTGGTGGTTGCTAATACCGGTCTTTCAACTTGCTGGCTTTTTCGACAAGAGTTATTGGTATGTCACGTTAACCGGAAAAGGGAAAAAGACATGCTAAAACAGCAGGATATGACAGAAACCGCCAGAGTGGTGTTTAATGAATTAAGCGTTACCGACCCGGCGACAGTCGGGGAGATTGCGCAGAATACTTACCTTTCACGCGAACGCTGCCAGTTAATACTGACCCAGCTGGTTATGGCGGGTCTGGCAGACTATCAGTGCGGTTGTTACAGACGCATTCAGTCCTGAAGGCTTTTTATTTGTGGTAAATGGGCGGCTGGTGGGGGGGGCGGCACCTGTCAGTCCTTTGCTTATGTGTTGATGATAATTTACCTTTTGGGGCTATAATTGAGCTAACCAATTGCTAATGAAAGTAAAATTATAATGGCTGTTGTCTGTTCAGTTATCATGGTTTGCTCCCCAATTAATATTTTTCTTGAAAAGGATACGTTGTCACTTAAGCCAGGCTCAGTCGTTCTGGCCACCAAATGCATCAGGGAGCTTTTCCTTATGCATTATGGCAAAGTTAAAATTGTCGATATAAGCGAATCCGTCGTAAGTCAATATCTGGAAAGTCAGCATAAGCTGACGAGGACTCGTCTGACTGACATTCCGCTTTACCTGTTGCTGGAACCCAACAATCCTGCGTTGGCTGCGGCTTTAATTACCAGCCAGGGATTTTCCGGAGAGGTCACGGATATGTTTCTTATGATGGCCTGCCTGTCTCTGTTTGAAACAGATGAACGGATGTCATTGTTTTTAAGTGGATGTTTATCCAGCATAAGTGCCAAAGTCAGGGCGATAATTCAGACAGATATATCAGCAAGCTGGACGCTTGGTGCGATTGCTCTACAGTTGCATATGAGTGAGAGTTTGTTAAAGACAAAACTGAAAAATGAAGGGGGCATGTTCAGTCGCTTGTTGCTGGAAGAGCGGATGCGTGTTGCTGTAAATATGTTATGTTCCCGGTATGGATATGGACAGGCTGTAGCAGAAAAATGTGGTTATTCAAGCCGGTCCTACTTTATTTCTGTATTTCACCGCTATTATGGCTTCCCGCCAGACAGATATGTATCCAGGCAAGGGCTTGATTATTGATTTTCATCTGATTATTATTTTTTGGCTCGGCCCTTTAGCTCAGTGGTGAGAGCGAGCGACTCATAATCGCCAGGTCGCTGGTTCAAATCCAGCAAGGGCCACCATCACAAACCGCCATTAGCTTATCAGGAAGAGCAGACGACACCATAACAGGGTTGTTGGTGCGGGGCCGGGTCCCCGATGGCGGTCCATTATCGGTATTCTGCGTTGTTAGCTCAGCCGGACAGAGCAATTGCCTTCTAAGCAATCGGTCAGTGGTTCGACTCCACTACAACGCGCCACACTTATTTTCCAGGCTCGCT